TTTATTATTCAATTAACACATTTTGGTAGATATTTTACAAAAAATATGCATGAATGGCAAAGTCATAAAGAAACTATTGATTTTATGTTAAATAATAATTTTTTAACTCAAAAAGAAATAGACTACACCATAGAAAATATTGAAAAAATACAATTGGAATATTTTATAGATTTAGAAAATAAGTTTAAAGATTTTCCAAACAAACTTAAAATTATATTTCATAGCAATGAGTGGGAAGATATCTTATCTAAAGAACAAATTGAAAAATATGGGATTTCTATTGATGGTGAATATATGATTAGAAGATGGGCTGAATCAAATAATATGTTTATAAATCAACAACCCGAATTTAAAGACACTAAATTTGCATCACACGATACTCATTTATGTATAGAAGGACATAAAATATTAGCAGAATCAATAATAAAACAATTATGAGTTTTTTCGCAAACGAAAACAATAAAAAAGAACATAGCTTGTGGGTGGAGAAATACCGCCCACAAACTCTTGCTGACTATGTTGGTAATGAGACTATAAAAGAAACAATCCAACAATATTTGGATGCAAACGATATACCACATTTGTTGTTATACGGAAAAGCGGGTACGGGTAAGACCACGCTTGCAAAGTTAATCGTAAACACAATCAAATGTGACTTTATGATTATCAACGCATCGGATGAAAACAATGTTGATACGGTTAGAACGAAAGTTAAAAACTTCGCATCATCGGTTGGTTTTGCAGGCTTCAAAGTAATCATATTAGATGAGTTTGATTATATGACACCTGGAGCACAAGCGATTTTGAGAAACTTAATGGAAACATTCAGTAAGCATTGTCGTTTTATCTTAACCTGTAACTATATTGAGAAAATCATTGACCCTATTCAAAGTAGATGTCAATCTTTCGCAATCACACCTCCGACTAAAAAGGATGTAGCAATTCAGGTAGCAAAGATATTAGATGCCGAAAAGATTAAGTATGAACCAAAGAATATGGCTGATGTGATTAATTCATATTATCCAGACATTAGAAGGATACTTAATACTTGTCAATTACAATCTGCAAAAGGTGAATTGAAAGTAGACCATAGAGTAATGGTTGAGGCAAACTTTGCAACTAAACTTATTGAATTGTTAAAGGAAAACGATGACAAAAGAAATATGTTTATGAAAATTAGACAGTCGGTAGCAGATAACAAATTAAACGACTATTCCGAAATGTATACAATGTTATACGACAAAGTGGATGAATACGCAACAGGAAATGTAGCAAATGTGATTTTAACTATTGCAGATGGTCTTTCAAAAGATGCATTGGTAGTAGATAAGGAAATCGTATTTATGTCTACAATTATACAAATATTAAACATTATAAAATAAACAAAATGGAACAAGGACAACAATTACCAACGAATTTTAACTTAAACGATGCAAGAGATATGGATTGTGAATGTGGTGGAAAGATATTTTTACCAGCATATAGATTTAAAAAGATATCTCGTTTATTAACAGGACAACCAAAAGATTCGGTTATGCCTATTGAATTGTATGTATGTGCAAGTTGTGGTAAAGCATTAAACGAATTATTACCACAAGAATTACAAGAAACAAAAATTACAGAATAATGGCAGCAAAATTGTTTGACCATATCAATGCAATAACTACCATACAAGACCCTAAGTATTTTGACAAACTATCTGACGAAGATGTTAAGACTTGGAGTAATTTTATGATAAATAGATTTCTATCAATGAAGCCTGAATGGGTTGAGTTGGTAGCATCTCTATTGCCTTTAACACAAACTCTACAACCAAAAGAAATGTATAAGTTGTATATTAGTGTTATTCCAAAAGGTAAATACTTTTTGAAATATATAAAAGGAAAATCAGAAGATAAATACGAACAATTCATAGTTGACTTACTAAAGAAAGAATACGATTGTTCAGAAAATCAAGCCAATGAATATTTGGAAGTTCTTTATTCAACACGAGAAGGTAGAGAATATATGAAATATGTTTGTGAAAAATATGGTATTGATAAAAAACAAATAACTAAATTGAAACTTAAAATATAAATGTTAGATAAAAAATATTTAATAACAAATGGATGTTCATTCACAGAAGGGCATTTATTAGGGAATGATGGATCGTGGGCAAAATTTTTAGGTGAAAAATTGGATTTAGAACTTATAAATTTAGGAAAAGGTGGAAGTGGAAATGATTCTATAAGTTGGAGAACTATTGAGTTTTCTGAAATGAATAAAGATATTGCAAAAAATTCAATATATGTAATTCAATTGAGTGAATGTTTAAGATATCACATATATTTTGATAATGGTATAGACAAACCACAAGAATGGCAAGTAACCCCTTTATGTTTTTTAAAAGGTATGGAATGGAATAAAGGTGGAAATGGTGTTCAAAGTTGGATTTATAAAAACAAAGAAGAATTGGTGTATATTTACAGCAATATAACATTTGCATTATATAAAACTTTACAAAACATAATATCTCTTACATCTTATTTTGAATCAAATGGATATCCATATATTATATTTGATGGAATAAATGACCACAATCCAATCAAAGTTAATAATTCATATTATTTAAAAGAATCTTGGAATGATAATTTAAACGAACAATTTAAAATATTAACATCATTGGATATACAATTTCCAAATGATTATAAAAAATCTTTAGTACACAGAGAGTATGGTTATTTTATACACGAAGATATGATACGAAATATATTTTCAAATAAAAAAATATTCAAAGAAATTCCAACAATGATGAAATTTGTTATGGAAATAGGAGAAAAAAATCACAATGATAGTGAATATTATTTTAGAGAAAATAGTGGCCACCCAAATCAGGAATCGGCATCTATGTGGTCAGATATAATTAAAGATTATATTGAGAAAATATATAAATAAAACTACAATATAATTTGGTAAATACAAATAAATTGTCTATATTAGATATAATATGGCAAGAGTATCATTTTCACAATATAGTATGTGGCATAGTTGTCCACATCAATACAAATTAGCATACATAGATAAGTTAGGGGAAAACTCCTCTAACATTCATTCAATCTTTGGAACTGCAATGCATGAGACACTCCAAAACTATTTGGAGAAGTGTTTAAGAATATCAAAGTCACAAGCTGACAAAATGATTGACTTAAAGGAGTATCTAAAAGAAAGAATGAGAGATGCATATCTCAAAGAAACAGAAGGTGAAATAGGAAATACTACAATATGCACCAAAGAAGAAATGGTAGAGTTTTTAGAAGATGGAAATGTCTTATTAGATTGGTTTCAAAAACCCAAAAACTTTAACAAATTCTTTTCGTTAAAACACGATGAGTTGGTAGCAATTGAACAACCTATAAACACAAAGATTTCTGAGAATGTAAACTTTATGGGCTTCATAGATTTAATTATCAGAGATACATTTACAGGCAGATATAGAATAATTGACTTTAAGACTTCTACAAGAGGTTGGAGTAAATATCAAAAATCAGACCCAGTTAAAAGTACACAAATTCTATTATACAAAAAGTTCTATGCCGAATTGATTGGTATTTCCGAAGATGTGATTGATGTTGAATTTATCATATTGAAAAGAAAGGTAGAAGTAAGAGAGGACATCCCAACACATAGAATCAGTAAACACATCCCCGCAAATGGTAAGGTATCGGTGAATAAAGCCTGGAAAGGTTTTACGGAGTTTGTAGAGAGTGTATTTGACAACGATGGTAATTATAGAACTGACATTGAATTTCCAAAGAATGCAACCAAACTATGTGAATGGTGTGAGTTTTTTGATAGAGGAATATGTGATAGAGGATTAAAAAATTTAAATTAAACAATATATATTTTAAAAGTTATGGCAAAAAAGAAAATTCTGTTATTGGCGGATGATTTAAGAATGGCAAGTGGTATTGCAAATGTTTCTAAGCAATTAGTTTTAGGAACTGTTGATAAATACGATTGGGTACAATTAGGTGCAGCAATCAAACATCCTGAAGCAGGTAAAGTATTTGATTTAAACGATAGTGTTAGAGAACAAACGGGCGTAAAAGATGCAAGTGTTAAAATATATCCATTTGATGGTTATGGTAATGCCGATGTAATTCGTCAATTACTAATGGTTGAAAAACCTGATGCAATTCTACACTTTACTGACCCGAGATATTGGATTTGGTTATATGAAATGGAACATGAAGTTCGTCAATCAGTTCCTTTATTCTTTTATCATATTTGGGATGATTTGCCAGACCCAAAATATAATAGAGATTACTACGAAAGTTGTGATTGGATTGGATGTATTTCAAAACAAACTTATGGTATTACTAAAAGAGTTTGGAGTTGGGATAAGGAAAAACATTGGACTAAACCTGCAGATTGGCAAGTAAGTTATGTACCACATGGTATCAATTCCGACTTATACAAACCAGTAGAAGTTCCAAAAGACTTTAAAGAAAGTGTATTTGGTGAAAAAGAATATGAATTTGTTTTATATTGGAGTAATAGAAATATTCGTAGAAAACAACCCGTTGATGTAATATTGGCATTTGATAAATTTGTACAAGAATTACCAAAAGAAAAAAGAGATAAAGTATGTTTATTAATGCATACTCAACCTGTCGAAGAACATGGAACGGATTTACCAAGAACAATTGCAGAATGTTGTTCACCTGAAACAAATGTAGTATTTGCACCTAATAGATATTCCGAAGAACAATTGAACTATCTTTACAATATGGGTGATGTAACAATTAATGTAGCCTCAAACGAAGGATTTGGATTAGCAACTGCAGAGTCAGTAATGGCAGGAACTCCTATCATTGTAAATGTAACGGGTGGAATGCAAGACCAATGTGGATTCGAAATAGATGGTAAATATCTAACCGCAGAAGACTATGTTAAAATTGGTTCTTTAAATGATAAAAAACAATATGAAAATACTAAACACGGTGTTTGGGTTAAACCAATTTGGCCAGTTCGTTCAACAACAGGTTCAGTTCCTACTCCATACATTTTTGACGATAGAGTTGACTTTGAAGATATCACTCCGTTGATTATGGATTGGTATAAGATGCCAAAAGAGGATAGAGATGCAGCTGCATTGAAAGGTAGAAAGTGGATGTTAGGAGAAGGTAAATTAAGTAGAGAAGCAATGTGTCAATCATTAGTAGATGGTATGGAAGGTGCATTTGAAAATTGGAAACCAAAACAAAAATTTAAGTTAATAGAGTTATAATATGAAACCAACATTAGTATTTCAAGCACCAGTAGCAACAAGAAGTGGGTATGGTGACCACGCGAGAGATTTATTACATTCTCTTTATAAATTGGATAAATTTGATATCAAAGTTATTAGTACTCGTTGGGGAGTTACTCCAATGGATGCATTAAACTATGATAAACCATTTCATAAATGGATAGTGGATAGTATCATACCGGGTATTGAACAAAAACCTGACATTTATATTCAAGTTACAGTTCCAAATGAATTTCAACCATTGGGATTCTATAATATTGGAATTACTGCAGCAATTGAAACTACCCATTGTGCATTAGATTGGGTACATGGGTGTAATCGAATGGACTTAATTATAGTACCATCTGAACATTCAAAGAAAAGTTTAGTAGACACAATTTATAATGAAGCCGATAAACAATCTGGTCAATTAATTAGACAACATAAAATTGAAAAACCAGTTGAAATTCTTTTTGAAGGATTTGATGAAATGGATTTTGCAACTGATGACATTGTAAATATTTCGGAATTGGATGCAATCAAAGAAGATTTTGCTTTCTTATTCGTAGGACATTGGTTAAGAGGTGATTTAGGTGAGGATAGAAAGAATGTGGGAATGATGATTAAAACATTCGCAATGGCATTCAAAAATGAAAAGGTTAAACCAGCTTTAGTTCTTAAAACCAGTTCAGCAGGATTTAGTGTGATGGATAGAGAAACTACTATTAAAAAAATTAGAGAAGTATTAGGAAAGGATTATAAGTCTGTTCCAATTTATTTATTACATGGTGATTTGACCCCATCGGAAATGAATGGGTTATACGAACATCGAAAAATAAAAGCAATGTTAAACTTTACAAAAGGTGAAGGATTCGGCAGACCTCTTTTAGAATTCAGTTTAACAGGTAAACCTGTAATTGTTTCTAATTGGAGTGGCCACATAGACTTCTTAAAACAGGGTGCAGTATTATTAGAAGGTGAATTGAAACCAGTACACGAATCTGCAGCTGACCAATTTTTGTTAAAAGAGTCACAATGGTTTAATGTAAATATTTCAAAAGCATTATCTACAATTAAAGATGTTTATAAAAACTATGACAAATATAAAGTTGAATCATTCCAATTAGGTAAACAAAATAAACAAAACTTTGGCTTAGAAAAAATGACTAAATTGTTTGATGTTATTTTAAATCAATATGGTATTTATACTAAAATACAACCAAAGTTTCAACAATTACAATTACCAAAACTGAAAATGTTAAATAAATAATGTATTCAAAAGTATACCAAAGATATGTAAAGGCTAAAAAGAAAGTGACAGACCCTCTTAGAACATTAGAAAGAGGCCACTTTTATCAACTATTGGAATACGATTATATAGATGTAGAAGATTCCAAAACTTGGTCATCCTCTACTGCACCGATAATATATGTTTTATATGTTTCATCAAAAGAAGATTTGGTACACGCTATAAAAATATCTGATATCAATCCATTAACTGTTAAAAGATTATTTGGTAAATTAGTTGATGAAGCTGATACTGAATTAGATTTGGGAAAAAGTGCAAAAGCAGCTTATGAAAACAAAATAAGAAATATGAAATTTTTCTCAAAGAATTTTTATAGAACATATAAATTATCGGGTGTTAGAAGATTGATGTCTTTAGATATGGATGTTAGTTATTTAGTACCACAATCTAAAGCAAAATATATCAAAGATGGATATGCGGTATATAGTAGAACAAATAAAAAGAGAAATATAGATACAAATCCAAAAGATTAAAATAAATAGTTATGACATCAAAAGAATTCGTTATTTGGTTAAAAGGTTTTACGGAAGGAGTGCATGAATTTGCAATTACTCCAAAACAGTGGGATTACTTAAAAGAAAAATTGGCAGAAGTTAATGATGGAACTCCGATAGGTGAAGGTGGATGGGGAACACCAAATACATTTATTACACCACCACCGACAGACCCATATAATCCATATAAAATAACTTGCACACCAGGAACAACATCACCTGGATTTCAAGTTACAACAACACCTGGAACTACCGGATTTATTACAATTGCCAATCCAAATATAGCATCATTTGGTACAGGTAGTACGGGTATTTTAAATACACATAACCCATCAATATCAACTACATATCGATATCCAAGTGGTTCTGCATGGAGTTATACAACATCAAACGAAAAAGTATTTTAATGAAATTAAGTTACGCAATAACGGCTTGTAATGAAGTCGAAGAAACAATTAGATTAGTAAGTCAGTTGTTAAACTACAAAGAAGAAAATTCGGAAATAGTAGTTCTATTAGATACACCAAAAGCTCCTACCGAATTGGTAGAATATTTGGAATTACAAGGTAATGCAGATAAGATTACTTTGATTGAATCTGAATTTGATAACGATTTTGCACATTGGAAAAATTTCTTAAACTCACAATGCAAAGGTGAGTGGATATTTCAATTAGATGCTGATGAATTTTTAGAACCAGATTTGATTGTAAATATGGAGGCATTGTTGGAAGCAAATACTGATAAAGATTTAATATTAGTTCCTCGTATAAATACGGTAGAAGGTTTGACACAACCACATATAGATAAATGGAAATGGAATGTAAATGAAAAAGGTTGGGTTAACTTTCCAGATGTTCAAACCAGAATATATAAAAACAAAGAAACAATAGGTTGGTCTGGTAAAGTACATGAAAGAATTGGAGGATTTGAAAATTATACAAACTTTCCATTTGAAGAAATATATTGTATCAAACATCCTAAGACTATTGAAAGACAAGAAAGACAAAACAATTATTACGATACTTTATGAAAATAACATTTATATATGATTATAAAGATGGAGAAGTTTGGTCAACCCCAATGGCCTTAGTAAATGAGTTTAAAGAAAGAAGTTGGGAAACTGAAATAGTACCAATTACGGCAAATGATGATTCGGCATTACAACTATGGATTCAACAAGATATTCCAACTGATATTGTATTATTTATGGATTGGGGTAGAATTGATTCTAAATGGTTGGACAAATCATTAAAACCCAATGCATTTTGGATTCAGGAAAGTGGTGATGACCCACAAAACTTTGAAAGAAATTATCCTAAAGCAAATCGTTTTCATTACACAATTACACCGGATAAACAATCTGCAATTGAATATAGAAATAGAGGTATAAATGCAGAATGGGTAAATCACTTTGCAGATACCAAAGTTCAGTTTCCAATGAATTTAGAACCGGAATATACTGCAGTAACGACACGAGGTGTTGGTAATTCCGAATTTTTAGATTATATTACAAATTGGGGAGAAGGTGCAATTGGAAACAAAAATGGATTAGGCCCGAAAGCACACACCGAATTTCTAAATAAAGGATTGGTGGTTATTCAAAATAGTAGATGGGGAGAAATTACTCGTAGATTATTTGAAGGAATGGCTTGTGGTAAATTAGTTATCACAGATAGGTTGTCTGATGTTAGAGGATTGAATGAAGTATTTGTAGAAGGTGAAGAAATTATTTTATACAATGATATGTTTGATTGTATTGAAAAGATAAACTACTATACAGAAAACGAAGAGGAAAGAGAAAGAATTGCACATAATGGGATGATAAAAGTATTACATAATTATACACAGGTACAAATAGTAGATAATTTAATAGAAAAATATGAAAATTTTAATAACAGGCGTAGCGGGATTATTGGGTAGCCGATTGGCCGATTGGATTATTGAAAATGTACCAGATGCAGAAGTAGTTGGTATTGATGATTTAAGTGGTGGATACAGAGAAAATGTAAATCCTAAAGTAATATTTTGGCAACAAAATTTAGTAGAACATCCAATTGAAAATGCATTTGATGTACATAGATTTGATTATGTATTTCATCTTGCAGCGTATGCAGCAGAAGGATTGTCACCATTTATCAGACAATATAATTACGAAAATAATTTAGTTGCAACTGCAAGAATTATAAACAATTGTATAAAGTATAATGTAAAAAGATTGGTATTCACATCTACACTTGCCGTATATGGTTATGGTGATGGTGGTGTATTTGATGAAGTACAAATACCAAAACCAATTGACCCATATGGAGTTGCAAAGTATGCATGTGAGATGGATATTCAAATAGCAAATGAACAACATGGATTAGATTATTGTATCATTAGACCCCATAATGTATATGGTAGAAATCAAAACATTTGGGACAAATATCGTAATGTGTTAGGTATTTGGATGTATCAACATATGATTAATGAACCAATGACTATCTTTGGTGATGGTAATCAAACAAGAGCATTTAGTTGTATAGATGATATTGTAGAACCACTATGGAAGTCGGCAATTTTACCAGAAGCATCTAAAGAAATTATCAATTTGGGTGGAATAGAAGAGTGGTCTATTAATGATGCTAATATAGTATTAAGAGAGGTATTAGGAGGAGGGACTGTGAAATATTTTGAAGGAAGACATGAAGTTAAACATTCAATTCCTACATTCCAAAAATCAATTGATATACTGGGATTTGAACACAAAACAACCCTAAAAGAAGGACTTACAAAAATGTGGGATTGGGCACAACAACAACCTAAAAGAAATAGATTTGTTTGGGAAAATTATGAATTGGATAATGGAATTTATTCATTCTGGAAAAAATAAAATATATGATAACATTTTCGGAATTTTACAACAATATAGAACCAAAAAGTGATAAAGGAACTTTACATGATTACATTGAGAGTTATTATTCAAATGAATTTACAAATAGAAGATTAGAAAAATTATCTATTTTAGAAATAGGTGTTAGAAGAGGAGACTCTTTAAACTTACTAAGTAAATGGTTTATTAATTCTGATATAATTGGAATTGATAATGGTAGTGAAATGAATCAATCAAATATTGAATTTATAAAAACACTTTCAAATACAAAATTATTTTTAGAAAACGC